TCCAAATAAAGTTTTATTTAATTCTCTAACATCTTCAGAAGAAGGCAAAAGTTTGTAAGGAGCAATTTTTTTGCCAAATTCATATCCTTTTTCAACTTGTTTTTTTAGGCCAACTTTACCCGCAAGATTTTTAATCTTTTCTTCAGGAATAAGTCCCTCTAGGAATTCTCCAAATGCTCTAGGAGCTCCGATAACTGTTTCAGCTATTCTAGCGCTGCTTCTTCCTGCTTGACGTCCTATATTAGCTCCTAATGATTCTTTAGGATTTTTTTTTGCATCAAGAAATGATGTTATTTCTTCAGGCGAATAACCCGCTTCAATTGCCTGCTGATATTTAGGATTTTTTTTTGCTAAATAAGAATCAATTTCTTCTTGAGAATATCCAGCATCTAAAGCTTGTTGATTGTTTGAACTCATCCAAAAATATCCTGTAAAGACGGTCTATTTTCTTTTAAACCTTCATTCATAAATGAAGATTCGTTTTTAGTATCTAAATTCAAATATTCATCAAATAATTTTTCTTCTCTATCTTGAATCATATTTCTTGCAACACGATCTACTTCTTCAGGAGGAATATTAGAGACGCCTTTTTCATCAATGATTCTTTGTACTGCTGAATCATATAAAGAATCCAAATCATAGTTAATTTCCATCATTCGTAGAATATTTCTTCTGCCATCAGGTGTATTTAAGAGAGATGGAAATTGTTTCATATATTGAAACAAATCAAAATTTGTAACTCTTGAACCAAATGCATCCTTGGCTCGATTACCGAAACGAGCAATTTCTTTTACCCATTCTTGAGCAGCTTTGGGAGATTTTTGTGCAAGTTGCGCATACCCATAAACTTCGCCATTATTAGGATTGATAATCCATCTTTCTAAACCTTCTGGCAATTCTCCGGAATCATTGAGTTTTTGTAATTTTTTTGTTCCAAGAATATCTCTTTTATTACCCTTTATACGGTCTCTTGCTTTGCTAAGTGCTTCATTATTGGATTTTGACCATCCTGTTCTTGCGGCTGCCCATTCTTTAGGAGTAAAACCTGCTGGTCGAATATTATAATCAGGAAGATTTAATTTTCCTGATGAATCATTTTGTGAAAGTTCTTCTTCAAAAGGGGATTCTGCATTTATAGAATTGTTATTTTGTCTTTCAGGAGAACTAGAAGCCGCTCCTAACATATCTCCAAATTTTTCTCCTCTTTGCAAAGAATCTACAATTGATTGAACAATTTTTGTTTTCCCACCCACAGGTGCAGCTTTGTAGAAATCTGCGACGTTTTGACCGGCAAATTTTTTAACAGTTTCGTAGTCCATTAAACCATTTGATAATTCATTTTGCTGTTCACGAGTGATTTTTTCTAAATCAAAACCATGCTTTTGTGATTGTAATTGGCTGGCATTATTGAATGCATTCTGAGATTGCTGAGAACTTTCTCCCAAATTATATTGATGCTTTTGAGCTAATTCTTCTAAGCCTAAACCATGTTTTTGAGATTGCAACTGACTTGCGCTATTAAATGCATTTTGCGATTGTTGAGAAGCCAATCCAAGCTCATCTTTTGCTTTTTGAGATTGTAAATTTTTTTGATTTTCCGCCTGTAAAGCCATATCAAAGTATTTTTGGCGAAGTTCAGGATTCTTGACATTTGATATATCTATTCCGAATCTTTTTTTAAAAAATTCGTTTTCTTTACTAAAATTTTCATCTCGTAAATTCTTTTCTTTTTTTTGTATTAAATATTCGCCACCAATACCAGCTAAGTTCTTGCCAGTATTTACAAAAGCTTGACCGAATCTCTCTGAAGTAGAAGGGATTCTAGGAATTATCTGTACCATTTCTTAACCTCTAGATAAACATCGCTGCAATTTTTGCATAATTTCCCATATCTTCTTGGGACATGGGCCCTAAACCTTCAAGAATTTGATCTAAAAAACTTTTCTTTTTAGGAGTAAGAAAGCTATCGTAAGGTCTTTGTCCCAATAAATTAGAACTCATACTTTGGAGATCACTGATAGCTCCTCTTTGCAATCCTTGCCTTCTAGATTGTAATTGTTGAGCAAAATCAGAACTTGCTTGATTAATTGTGTTCTGAAAACCACTAGAGTTTCGAGCACCTGCGCCCATTCCACTAAATCTTGATGCCTGTCCTCCTAGTATCCCATTGAATTGCCTTAGGGCAGGAGCTTCCATTTCATTAAATAACGATTCATCTCCAGCGGCCAACCTTCCAGTGTAGCTATCAGGCCCTACTTGTGAAAACATGCTTCGGAATAACTGCATTTGTTCTGGAGTAAAATTTGGAATTTGTCCCAAATTATAACCACTTGGAATTTTGCCACCTGTTGGCCGTGAGTTATTTGAAGACTGATTATTGATAGAACCCGTATTTCCATACATCGATGACATAAAAAACCTCTTTTTCTTCACAATACACTGTAAAGAAATTTTTTATAATTAAATTAAACTTGCGAGATCCATTCCAAAATTATTGTTATCTGAGTGGGAGTTGGTGCACCCGCACCCGATAAAATAACAATACTAGTTGGGGTAATATAAAAAGAAAGCTGTCCTGCAATTGCCACATTGCTTCCATAAATCACTCCATAATCGTTTGTTCCGTCAGTTGCCGTGCCAGAAGGCTTTGTATAGCGCTCTATTGAATTATTATTAAGTCCATGAGGAAATGTGCCAATTGTTGTAAATTGATAAACCTGCCTCAATCCTTGCTGTTTATGAGCCCCTGCCAAATACCATGACTCACCATTGATTGCTGGCCTATTGGTTGGATATATGCCTATTATGCGGTTATTTACAACATTGGCGATATCTTTATACGATTTATTAAGTTCAACCGTGAGTTGCTTAAGATCTTCTGGAAATTCTCTAGAAGTCCTTAAAAATGCGACTTGATTTACTATATTCGCGCTCATTATGCCAGTAACATTGAAGGGTTTACATCGATGATAAATCCATGGATTTCTATTTCAGCAAATTGATTGAGTGGCGCTACAGCATTTGCAAAACCACCTGAAATATAGGGTGAAAATGTAGTAGAATCAACTTCAATAGTAACTGTTGTAGCATCAGACGTAATCACATTGTAATTATTATTCGTCATAGTAGAAAAATTAAGTTGCGTCATTCCAACAACCCCACTAATTTGTATCAAAGTTCCAGCTGCGAAGTTTCCTGAACATGTCAAAACACAAGGATTTGCTTGTGTGGCTCCTGTGATACTGAAAGATTGGCCAATCGATTGTAATGATCTCATTTGATCATCCGACAATGTAAAGCCAAGTTGCACTGTATCACCAAGTAAAGAGGTATTTACCCTATGCCATATTTGTTCTTGAGCAACAGCTGTAACCATATTTAAATTTATATTAGCGGGAGTGAGTCCTAAATTTGTGCTTTCGGGACAGGTATAAAGCACGGTATCATAAATTAAAGCATTATTTGGGGAATTAGGATCGGGATAGATTGGAGGACGATTGTAAGGAGTATCTGCGTCTTGGCTTAGATAAATCAGAAGTGTAATCTGAGAAGTGTCTGTTGCAGTTAATAAATATTGTTGAAAGCCAATCCTCGTTTTCCTTCCCATATCCCACGCTACTGGGAATTGTTTAGTCTGTATAAAAGGGACATACATTTTTTGTATTAATCCTCCTCCAACATAGGTAAGTCCTGTTGACAATGCAGGATTTAAAACAAATGTATTAGGAGTAACTAATGAAACAGAAAATATTTTACCATTAACTTCATTTCCAACACTGCCAAGAGCTCCTGAGATTATGATATAATCTCCTGCACTTAGGTTGTGATTCGGAGAAGTTACAATGCTATTAACAATACTTTGAATATATAAAGAATTAGATTCGTTAGTGCCATTCTCTCTAAAGACTACAAATCCTTGTTGGTTACCGGCTATAACTTTTGGTTGTAGTAATGTGGAAGAACCAGCATTCCACGGTTCATTCCATAAATCCCAACTTTTAAAGGTATTACCAACAGTTTGCCATGTAAAGCCTGATAATCTTCTAAAAGCACCATAGGTTGTATATGATTCATTAAAAATTGCCCAAGAATCATCCCTGTAATTATACTGAAGAGTTTGACTTGGAAAAACGACCGAAGCATCATTTACTGGATAGGTAAAATAGACCCATTCATTAATAAAATCTCTTTGAGAACAAAATCTTTGATTTCCATTATTTAGTAAATTAGTTTGAAATATTTGATCCGGAATTTCTAAATCAAAACGTCTAGCTTCTGTTTGTCCTGTTAAAACATAACCTCGATCTCCTCTTGTCAATACTCCTTTATCCATATTAATTGATGAAAAAGTACTAGAAGAACCAAGTTCTGAGTTTATAATAAAAAAATTAAAAGGAATGATATCATCACCTGTATAAACAAAACTGCTCTGGATAGAGGGATCAAATCCCATAATCAAAACATCTTCGTTGGGAGCCACTGTTGTAATTGGAAGATCAATCCCAGCTGTAATAAATCCACCAAATCCAGTTTGATCACTCCAATAAGCTCCGGCTGTTGCAGATTGATTTGTGGGTACCAAAATAGGATTAAATACTGTCGTGACAAAAGAAGGATCGCCTGTAAATGAAGCTGTATAATAAGCAGTACCATTTTGACTATAGATAACAGTATCTTGAAGATAAACTTGACTTCCAGCTGCTGAAGTTTGAACTACAGGTCCTATAAACAAAAGTCTATCTTTAAAAGGAATGATCATCCTTGCGCCTACTAAATAGTATTGCGCAGCTGGCAAATTGGCTATGGAATAATTTGATCTAGAGAGAGGCGGCGCAAAATTTACCCATCCATTTACACCTGATAAAGTTGGAGTTGTAACATTACCATCGGTTGGGTCTCCATCATACCAACGCAAACAATCTTTTGTTACGTCTGAACGATTTGTTAAAAACTGCATTATTCCCCCGGAAACATAAGCTCCGCCAATAGTTGCATTTGGGAATTCTACAGTGACAATAGTAGTTGATAAAATACCTGTGACATATCCAGTTTGAAAATTTATCCCAGTATTACCAACTATTTCATTTATAAAAACAAAATCTCCGATACTTAAACCATGTGGAGTTGTAGTTTCTATTTGAACGATTGCAGGTGGCCCCCCTGCAATAATAAATACACCTATTCCCCCTATTAATTTATATTGCATCCCTACATTGGTAGGGGTAAAAGGAACATTTATCCCGTTCGTTGTCCACAATGCACCTTGATAATTTGTAGTCCAAAATTGCTGATAATCCTGCCCATTCCATGTCGTAGGAGTATAAATAGTTTTTTGAACGTAGCCAGGATATGTAGCTGTTGCAGGATTTTTATAAAAACTTACATCATAGATATTGTAAGGCGATGCCGTAATGATATTGTATGAATAGACTGTATCAAATGCTATTGTGCCAGGAAAGGCACTTGCAGTTGTTACAAAATCTTCTAAACCCATAACGGGCAAGTCTGGATAATAATTAAATATGGCCGACATCGTAGCTCCTGCTTGCGCAGGAATTAATATAGCGCCGGTAGCATAATTTATAGTATTTGGACCACCTGTGCCCGTCGGAGTTAGAAATCCATCCATCGTAGGATCTGTATAGATAACAGGACCTGTAGCTCCGAGTAAAAATACAGAACCCGGAACAATATTACCATTTGCTTGCAATGAAAATCCTGTAAGGATATTTCCAGCTCCTGTACCGTCCAATGTTAATACGATTGCATTGGGGTTATAAGAAAGTGAATTAGATGTAAAATATCTTTCCAACCTGTTTAAAAATGAGGTTCCTCTTTTCCTTTTGACCCTGCCACGCCACTGATAGGCATTAATTAACATAGGAAAAGAATCATTATCAATGACAAAGGGCGTTCTATCTGTTTTGAATCCTTTATTTATTGGACCTACAACGATTTTTTCGCCCATGTTTCCTTAAAATTGTAATACTTGAAATGTAAAATTAGCTGGGTTTGCAAAAGCTGAAGCATCTAATTTTAAAAAAACTAATTGAAATGTTCCAATGCCTGTAATGTTATATCCATTAAGTGTTCCATTGGTATTAGAAGTCATAAATGAAGAGACAAATATAGCAAATTCTGTGGAACTAACTGCATTAGTGGTAAGGGTCACATTATATCTACCCGTACCAGCTGGGGTTACACTTGCTATGTTTGATGATTGGGAAGATAAAATTGCCCCTGTCGAATCACAATATCCCCATGCTCTTAAAGCGCTGAGTTGTACTTTTGCATTACTATTTGTAAAAAATAACTGTGCAGCTGAAGAAGCGCTTCCTGCATTAGCAAAAATTACCGAAGCATTGCCCGTCGTTAATGATGGAGTTGCAATGTAATTTGGTGCAGAAGGAATTCTAACTTGCTGATGTTGACCACCATTATTTGCGTTAAATGTTATGTGATCTATGCCTATAATGTTATTCGTAGCTACTGTATTGATTAACATCTGCGGTTGATCAATAGAGGGATTGATCAATAGAGGGATTATTAGGACCAGCTGGAACACCAATGTTGTAAGAAATTGTCATATTACACCTGCTCCATAATTGCCATATCCCGAATTCTGATTATTATTTTGACTGTAGAGCGACATTGTTCGCGTTGCAGTTTTTTGTCTTTGACTTCTTTTCCAGACAAGAATTTCTTGTTCTTTAAACAATGGCTCATAAAATTGAAATTGTTCTACATCACCGGTATCAGAAAGTATTTTTCTGGCAGCTCCTCTTGCGATATATTCAGCCATATATCCAAAAGGAATTGCTGAACCTGTATTTAAAAAAGCAGCAGGAGAAAGATAAGCATCTAGTTCAACTAAGTATTGTAAAGCCGGAGGACTTCTTAGAGTTAAAGTATTATTATAATACAAAATCCCTCTAGGCAGTCCCGATTCAAAATAGAAACCTTGAACATTGATATTATTGCCAGCTGGAATTATCACTGGAAAATTCAAAGTTAAAGAATTTGTAAAATAATTTACTGTATTTAATGTTGTGCTATAGCCACCTGGCAAAACCAAATTACCATTTGGTGCAGCTCCAGGCGTCATCAATATCCCATAATTTACATTTCCTTCTAAAAACCATCCGCTATCTGCAACTACTACGTTTGCACCCGTAGAATCAATAGAAGTCACATAAAAAGCTGATTCAACACTAGTAACCGGAACTAATGGAATATTTGCCGTAGCAGCTGCGCTACTTGTGAGAGGAGGATCAATATTATCTCCCGTGGCCATAATACCAGCTATATCTATGTGGCCTCTTAATAGGCCTGTATATGGTGGATTTGGAGGAGGAGTTTGAGGAGAGATAGGAAGTGTTAATGTATATGGACCTGCAGTGCCATTGCCAGTACCAACCACACCCAAATATTGAACAACATTTGGCCAAACATTATAGAAATTATTTCTTTCAGTAAAGAATTGGATGCCAATGCCATTAATAAAGCATGTTCCTGTGAATCCCTGATAAACAGGATACATGCCAATTGTCTGTGATCCGGGCTCAGTTTGTACACTATACAAAGGCATATTGTATTTATCTACGCCAGGAGTAGTCTGAAACTGATATTTAGTTTTTAAATCAAAAAGTTGTAATCTTGCATCGACATCCATGATCCAAAATCGATTGACATAATCGATTAACAAATCATCTGTTATAACTGCATTAGAAGGGCTTTTTATAATCCTTCGAATATATGTTAAGATATCGCTAAGAAGATTCATCTTTTCTCTTTAAAAATTAGTTGAGCCCATAAATACAGACTTTCTCGTTGAAACAGGTTCCGCAGTAAGCCTAGCAATCGTAGTATCAGCAGCCATTGCTCCATAATATTGACCCATTCCATCTTGACCTGCGCTTTGATTTTGTTTCATAACAAGCCTATGATAGAATTTTCTACGAATCTGCTCAGCTAAATATCTTGGTCCCCATACAGGTGTATTTGCTGGAACTTTCCAAAACTCAGCAGACATTCCACCGTAAGGTCTGGTCCATAGTTCAAGTGTTTCACCAATTAGTTCCTTATTTTCGGCAATGAATTGAACATATTCTTTGTCATATTCGTAAGAACTTCTGAACTTCTCATTAAATTTATCTTGAGCACCAATGACTTTATCGGGTTTTAAATAGATATTTTTTGATTTATCAATTTCACGACTTGAAAGTTTTGTCTGCGGTTCTACCTCTTCCTTGGGCGCCATATTCATTCTATCCATTGTCATTTCTTTGATATTGGCATCGAATGAATCAAATTGTTCTTTTGCTTTCTCAAGCTCTTTTCCCACAGATGAATTCGTTACTTTAGACTTGTTTTCACTCATAAACTTCCCATTTATAATAATTTTTATTTATTCCCTTATACCTTGGCTTTACATGAATTTCAATGGAGGATTTAAAAAAAGTTTTAAACAATTTAAGCAGGAGAAATATTTATAAAACTTCCAGGTATAAAAGTACCTTGAGGTTGTCTTCCCTGTGCGTTAATTGCTCCACTGTTGATATCTCCAATCGCTAATATCTGAGGAAGTGTATGCATTTGATAAGGTAAAAATGTAGGTGATGAAATGAAGGGATCTGCGCCGTTTGAATTTAGATCTATTGTCACCTGATTTAATGCAGGAATAAAAATAACATATCCAACCTGTTCATTGAGTAATGTACAACCATATTTTGGAGGAATGATGAGTCTTACGAGCTGACCTATTACGTAATCATGATTAACTGATGTAGTCACTAATGTCGTCACACCAAGAACTATTGCCGAAATAGTGAATACCCTTGGCTGATAATATTGCGGTTCTATAGGAGGATTTGAATAGGGAGGAGTTGGATAAGAGATCACTGGATTTTGAGGCATATAATCCTAAATAATGAAGAAGAGATTTTATCCTCTTCTTCATTAAATTATTTATGTATTGATATCATGCATGTAAGCACGCCAGAAAAGTGTATCTCCGACGGTTCCGCTAACTCCGCTTCCAATGATAAATCCTTGGAAAGTTGCATTGATAAATGCACCTTGAATAGCAGGTCCATTAATTGTATTTACGCCAGTTGATGTGCTAGCTGTAAAGCCATTAAAGACTCTTGGTGATGGATACAGTTGTGATCCAGCTGAAATAGGAAGACCACCAGTATTTACATCTCCAACTGCTACTACCTGAGGAAATTTTAATCCTGGATAGCTGAGGAATGGAATGTTTACGTTAAAAGCTGTAAAGCTACTTGAGTTAATACTACAAACAAATGTTGTACTATTTGTCACAGAGACTACATAACCATAGATTGGTGATCCTGGAATTACTACATCTGGAAGCGAATTCAGTTCGATAGTTCCCCAAGCAGCAGGAGAAACTCCTGATATTTTAGGAATTCTAAAAGCAACTTCTGATCCCACAACTAAATTATGAGGTGCAGTCGTTACAACTGTTGTCGTAGTTCCAAGAGTAATTGCAGAAATGTATGATACTTGTGGAGCATAAAGAACAGGATATAGAATCTGTTTAAATGAGCCAACGTTACCTGTCGAAGTTGCAGTATTAAATGCTGTATAATTCGAACCTGAAGTATCCCAAGCAATAGTAAATGTAGTTGTGCTTAATACTGTCACCATAAATGGAATACCAGCAATTTGCTGCATTCCAGTTGTGGACGTTTGAGCTAGATTGGAAAATATAATCCAATTACCAGTTGTTAGACCATGAGCTGTAGCTGTAGTAACAGTTGTTGGTGAAGCAGATTTCGCAATCGAAAAATCTGCACTCGCAACTGAGTTATGCGCATATACTGGTCCATATTGTAGAGCTAATCCCGCTTGAATCGTTGAAAAACCCGTACCATTTGTTAAACCAGATGTGCTCGTACCGCCAATAGCATCTATATATTGTACACCTGTACCATATAGATTTCTAAAAGCAGCTCCTTGCCCCATATCAGTATTCCAATTAGCTCCAGTAACGCCAGATGCTGCAACAGCAGCATTTCTGTTTTCTATTTCAATGTAATTTGCAGTGAAAGGAACAATAACCGGAGTCTGCCCACCAGTTGAAATAACTGATCCACTTGCCATTCTTGAATATTCAGCCATAAAATTGCCTCCTTATGGTCCAGCAAGCGCGGATAAACGCGTGCTGAGTAGGTTTCTAATAGCTGTATCTTGAGTAAGCGCCTGTGCTTGTGCAAACTTTACTGCTAAAGTTGCATTTTGCGCGAGCATACCAGAATAGTAAGGGTCACGATAAATCAGGTTCATGGAATATCCATCCTGATTTATGTGAGTGATTGCTTGTTTACCAAGTACGGTATTGTAATAAACGTCTTGTGCATTGGCACTAGCAGCTCTTGCTACTGGCGCTTCAGAACTTGTTAAAATACGAACGTTAAATACAGAACCCCATTCAGATGGCAAAGCAGAAGAATTATTTGGATAATTCCAGTTGTTTATTACTCCAGATCCCACCAATGAATCAAAATCTGTTTGAAGCTCAGTTGAGGAAAGCATGAAATAGCTAGAACGAATTGGACCTGTTCCAAAACGATCCATACCCTCGATACCACTCATAAATTTATAAGCGTTATTTGTATCAAGTGTAGTTGCTACTAGAGAAAAATCTGTAAGGCCCAAATTTGTTGGGTTATCGCCATTACTTCCGCCACCAGCATTAATATCTGATGCTGCAGAGACGATATAATCTCTAAGAATCAAATCTTCTGCCTGACGCATAGAAACAGCAAGACGCTCAGACACCCAAGCTAATACACCTTCCTGATCTTGGAGGATTCATTCTGTTACCTTTCACTTATTTGTGAACGGGTTAGTCATTTCTGCTAACCTCTCACAGTCACCTGTGAGATCAGACTATCGCTTACGCGCACACTAGGTGGGCGTCCTCTTCGCTTAGTCGTTGCGGGTGAGTTATCGATACCATTTAGCCTTCTCATTTCAAGGTAATATTGTTCTTTCTTTAACAATATCTCTGGACTTAAATATTGCCCTCTTCGAGAAGGGCAATCTACGAAATATCTAAGAGCTAATTCTCCTTGAGGTTTTTTAACTCTTAAGAATGGCAATATTATTTCTATAACCATTCTTGCATCATCTTTGGCTCTTATGGAATATCTCCACATTGGCCTAAATTTATGATACGATTTCTCGCAGTCTATAAATCCTACCATGAAGAACTCTTTGAAACCTCTGATAGCTTTTTCATCTATCATCCCCACTCTAAATGTAACGTTATAAATAGGGTTCCAGTTTCTACCATTATCTTTTGATAGTGGTCTTGAGTCCTTTTGTAAGCAGATTGTTCCTTCACCATCGAACAACCCAGCTAAATACGATAACTCTTCCCTCTGATTGTCTTGCATATTACTCCTATACAGTTCCGTATATATTGAGTATACAAGAGATCCCAGTTATTCAGAAGAGGTTTATAGCAGGCAATTTCCCTCCAAATCTAACCTGCTCGTTGATGATACAGCCAGTCAATCGATCATCAACTATTTCGGCACTGGCTACGCTGCGATTAAAAATCTCGCATCGTCTTGTGTTGAACCGAAAAATGCCATCTGCGCATCAATTATATCTCTTTGAGGCACTTGAGCTGGAGGATCTATTCCAGAGTTACCCAACTGAATAGTGGGCGGTTGTAGCGCACGAGGACGCATAAATCTGCAAGTAGTACCACCATTCATTGGCATACTGACTTTGTCGCAGACAGTAATATAGTTCATGGTAGGAGTAGGAACATAGAGCATCGCAGGCGCAAGCGACTGGAGAATCATTGGACCTAAATTACCAGTAGTCGTAATAGACATAGCAACCATTGGTTGTATGTTTACCAGTAGATTACAATTTGTAATCTTCTGAATACTGATATGATGATCGGTTGACGAGCCTAACTTACGTTGTTATCGACCATATCGATGCAGTAACGCTATTTCTGCGAAGCGATTGCACATGACGCTTGTGCTTACGTATTTTCACTATATCATAATTTATTTTTTAATCAAGAGTGATGTAAAGCGGATTTACAACATGCAAAATTTATCGGGGAAAAACGACAGATTTTTAATCAGTTTATGTTATAATTTCTGAAAAAAAAGGTAAAATATGACTCATTATATTGAAATGCTTGTTACTTTGGGGTTTTTAGGAGGATTGATGTGGGGAATGATGAAGTTTATGCTTCGAGATATCCACCGGGATCTAAGTAATATCCAAGTAGAGATTTCTGAGATTAAAGTAGAAATGAAACGCCAAGATTCTCGTATCGATCATTTATATCAAATTTGTATTGATTTGCTCAAGGATAGAAAATGACTCATTATCTAGAAACTTTAGCCACATTAGCCACATTAGCTTCTTTAATGTGGGGAATGATGAAGTTTATGCTTAAAGATATTCATAAAGAATTAGCAGATATTCGACAGGATGTAAGCGAAATAAAGCAAAATCAACAACGCACTGATGCAAGAGTTGACCATCTTTATGAAGAAAACAATCGTCTTTATAGAGTGTTAGTGGATTTGGTTCAGAAAAAATAAATCCGAAGATATTACTAGTATCTTCGGATTCGAACTTGCGGATTGACAAACACCGCTTTGTATATAGCTTCATCCTATCGATTTTGAGAAAAAAATACTACTATTTATGCATTTTTTTTAGAGTTTCCGCTAATACTGCTCTTTTTTTAGTCTTTGGATTTTTAGAATGTTCAGCTTTTTTTAATTTTGATTCTGGAATATTTTCTCCTTCTTTAACATGGAGAGATTTTCTTAATGCTCCAGGTTTTTTTATAGCATCTTGTATCCATTCCTTTTTTTCGGCCATGATTTCCCCTAGTTTAATCTCATTCTATTTTTTAACTCTTGCATCTTTTGGTATGCTTGTTGCTGCCCATTTTGACTAAAATCAGAGTTATTAGCATAGGGAGCGGTTCCAACTCCTGTTGGTTGATAAAATGGACCCCTGCGATTAGAATCTATCTTGTCTTGGATAGATGGCTCTTTAGTTTCCGGTCTATTTAAACCTAATGCCTTAATGTTTCTGTAAACTAATTGCTGTCTTTCAAAAGATTCAGGCATCTTAAGAATTGTCTCTGCAAGTTCAGGATCTTTTTGAGGAAGTTTTTCGGCATGTTGCATGACTTCATAAAAGTCTGAGTTTTGTTTTAACCAGTTTTGCCTACGCTCTTCTTGAATTGCTATATTTACTGCTCTTTGAATATCTGTTTGAATTTCCTTTTTACTGTCTTGTCCAAATTTAGCAAGTTTTTTATTTAACTTTTTATGATCAACATAGGGTTCACTATCATCATCATCATCCGAAGAATTAGATTGTCTTTGATGAACTTCTTGAGCAATCCTTTCAGCTTCCATACGTGCAGATCGTTCTTGCGCTAACTCTTTTTCATATTTTGCTTCAAGCATTCTAAAGTTATATTCTTTGTCATTGGGCTTTTGATCTTGTGTTTGACTTGATTGAGATTGCTCTGTCATAATTTAAATTTTCTCCTTACAGAAATTTGTAATTAATATATTTGGATTAAACTAAATTTTATAATAAACGGCAATGTAATGAAGATAAACCGTCTCGAAGCTCACGATAGATTAGAACATCTCATAGAAGATCAATCGGCAAATATTTTTCAAGGAGCAGAGGATTGCTTAAAAAAGAATCCATTATCCTTGGCTTTACAAGACAAATGTCCTTATATTTATATGTTTGCTCATCCTCGAACACATGATGATGGAATAAACAAAAAATTGTTTTGGCAACCACGATTATCGATTCCAGAACCACAAATAAATTCCTATCTTTTTCGTGTTAATTCTAATACGGATTTAATTGAAGTATGTTGGATTCTTCCTCCCAAAGAAATGTGGGATCAATATAAGAAAGGAAATGTTACTGAAAGTAACTGGGCTTTATGGTCAATTAATCAATATGTTAATGATAAAAAACTTCTTTCCAAACCTCACCCCGAGGACTGGCCAGAAGAGAAAACTAAATTGATTTTAAATAAAATTATTAAGGATAGTGCAAAATCTAGTAAAAAAACTAAGCCAAAGTCTTTGGAGGCTTTTTTAAATTCCCCGAAGTGACTTGTTCATTTAGTAAAATATCACGACTTATTGCCATTTTTTGACGTACTCCCGTGCCATAATAATCGCCCATTCCTTTGGGAGATTTAGGAGCATGCCATTCACTGGTTTTTTTCTTACTTTTAGCCTTCTTCATCATCTCTCGTAGTATTACCTCTACCTTTAGGAAGAATATCATCTGCTGAAGATTTAGGATTGCCTTCACGTCCAATTGGTTGTTTTATTCCAACACCATAATGTGTACCAGCATTAACAAAATCGCTCGATCTTTGATCGTATTGAGGACATCTAAAATCCCAAGGAGAATTTTTACCATCTTTTGGTTTGTCTTCAGGTCTTTGGTATTTAATTCTATCAGGATCAGCAAAGCCCGATTTTGCATTGACACGTTTTTCAAAATCCGTTTTATCTATTTTGGCCATAATACCTCTTTTAAATATCCCCAATTAATCTCAGCCATCCCAAGAAAAAATCAGGGATACAGATTTAGTTTCTGTAAGTTGGTTTTAAAGGATGTTCTTTGATCTTTTTAGATCCTTTAACTTGTTGTTCGCGGATAGCTTCAGTAGTATCTTCATATTTCATTACTGAGCCTGATCCTTCAGCAGAACTTTCATCTTTGGTATGTACTCCTTTAGGAAATACGGAATCCTTAGATTTACCCCCTGCCCAAAAGCTATGATCGTCAATCCTTTGACCACCACTCTTAAAAGATCCTTTACTTGAATCATCGTGTTGTTTCATAATTACCCCAATTGAGCCATCAGAGGCTCTTGTTGTTCATTTTCTTGGCCCATTTGAGACCCTTGTTGGGGCATCTGTTGCCCCTGTCGTTGATTACCCATTATACTGCTGGTAAAATCATTTGCAAGTGAAGTACGCTTTGCATCTATCTTTTCCAAATTTTCTTTACCTTCTTGCCGATAATCAAAACTTTCAATTTGGTTCATTTTAAGCGCGGCTTCGATCTCGCCATATTTAGCAATGACATCAACCAATTTCTCCAGCGCTTCCATTTTATCTTTAGTCGCCAAAGCCCTATTTCTAGTGATCTCACTAAGCCTTTCTTCAAATAGTCCAATATTCGCTTCCGCTCGTCCATGTCTTTCCCTGGCTGTTGAAATGTTAGCGGTGGCTTTGGAGTAGAGTTCTTGCAGCTTTGCATCTTCAAAGGCATGTTGTACCGCCGTTTGTTCTTGCTGTAATTGACTTGCTTGTTGTTCTTGCTGTTGCAAGAACTGCATAATCTCAGTTCTTCCCTGGATATTCATATCTTTGATGATCATTGAAGCTGGAATAACTTCTCTACCAAATGCCTGATTAATATCCATCATCTGTTGAGCTTGTAGATTTTTCTGTGTAGCAGTATTTAGTCCTTCTTCTACAACAGTTTTATATTTGGCAAATATTTTAGAATAAAAATGAGGAGATGGTTCTTCACCTATCATAAATGATACTTTTTGCTCACTCCAATTATTAAGAACAATCTGAAGCATCCTCTCACCAAGTAGTTTTAATGAATGATCCCATTGGTCAAAATATTTTTGAAATACCATCAAATTAGCTGCTTGTTTAATAAGAAGAGTTAGACTTGATGATTGTTTATCCTCTTGTCCACTCCAATTCTCTATATCAACCCCGGAAGTTTTAAAGATCAAGTCCGACATTTGCTGAGCTAATGCTAGATCAGATTCAGGAACAGCACTTGGAATAATCTTTTCACAATCAGCTAATTCATACCCTTCATTGATAAGAACGTCCCAGCCTTGACCAGATTTCTTAAGATTGTCTTCATTAGCTACTGCACCAACTTTTCTTTTCCACCCTGCATTGATTGTAGCAGCTGCAATATCATTGTTAGTAAGAACCTTATGATTGAAAAGAAATTGCGGTGAGCGCATCACATAGATTAATGATCTTGAGCGAAGATCAAAGTGATTGATATGCGGATCATAGTTCCAATAGTTAGCAATGAATGGACACTCGGGACCATCCCATAAAGGATTTTCGCCTTGAAACATTAACTGATCGTTAAGCACGACAGCAAGTTTCCAGCATGGAGATTCAATCATTACCTCTTCCATATCATCAATGTGATATAGAATTTCTTCTACATTCGCTTCTTTGCCATAATCAAAGAACTGATTCAATTTCTTGCTGTAAAGCCGCTTTCTTTTCTTTTTCCATTTGTACCAAACATAGCTCAATACCATTAAATCATTGCGAGCCATGTTATAATTTTCTGGAAGAAAATAAAAATTACCATATCTTTGAGGTGTGCCAGACATGGGCATAATAGATTTCATTTTGTCTGGAAATCTAGTTTCAGCTTCATTTTTACTAATATATTCCTGGCACCATACAAACTGTGCATCTGACATATCGGGGTTTCGACTTTTGGGTGACTCGCCCCCTCTCAATTAAGAGAGAGGGCGGCCACCCGGAAATATGGGTCCACGAGGAATGAATTGTATTCCCAAATTTTTACTTTCATTTGGCCTTGAGCCGGATCATCACCTGTAAAATCAAGATAAGGTTGCATTAGATTCATTCCAGCAATCGCAGCAAGTTCACAAGACTTAGAATATTGTTCGTTAATACCTTCTTTCTGACAGATATTGGTAATTAATCTTGTATATTGATCGGTAGTTTGAGGATCAGCACCATCTGCTGCTTGATATACAATTGATTTTCGATGCTGGCGTTGATAGCCAGTGATCATATTGATTGGCTGCTGAACAAGATTAAAATAATAGTTTTGAAGTGTGGATTGGGAGCTATAATTGAAATATCTATTCACATATGACTGAGCACCGGCATAGAACAAAGTATCAAGATTAGATTGATTCCAACGTGCCTGCCCAATAGGTTGAAACTTAGCAAATAAGTTATCTAACCATTGTCTTACATTACCTTGTGAAGGCTCAAGATTGTTATTCCAAGGAGGGAGGTAGAAAGAAATAGTGACCTCGAGATTAAAAATTTAGCTGAAGCCACCATATCATTAAATATTTTATTATATCAATGGTCTTATGATAAGTATTTTTTCAATTAAAATCTTCTCGTAGGTTCATATCTATTTCTAAAATCTTCAGGCGGTTCACTTTTGTCACGAGGATTATATGTAGGAATTTTGTGAGTGGCTATAACATACCTTAGGGCATCGACAGTATGATCATTCTTCTTCATAGGCTCATCATCACCTCTTAAAGCAGCTTTTGGATCCCATAGGTACGTTTCTATTTCCCTAATAGTATTCTTACATTCTTCAAGCACATAGAGATTACCTTTTGCCATCTCAGATGTCATCATTTGGATACCATTTTCTACATCATTATTCGCATGAACAGTATGCATACCTCTTCTTCGAAGCTCTAATTGAAAAGCTTCAGCTGAAGGATCAATGTAAATCGCTTTTACAGCGTAAGGCTCAAGAAAAGCTTGGACATCATCAGCAAATTCAGAGTTTACCTTTTGTCTTTCCTGTTGTTTTGGGTCCCAGTAGTATTCTTTTTCAACCCATATCCTCTTACCTGTCTGTGTGTATTTGCCCGTGCTAATACCAATGAGCAGACAAACAAAAGGATTAACAGTGCCATAATCGATACCAGCAACCCAATACTCAGCAGCAGCAGGAGGCCTGCGTACAACATGCACTTGACGATCAAAAAAATCGAATATTGCACCCTCGGCCATACACCATAAGCCAAGGTAATTACGTTTGTAAAAAAGGCCTGAAACGCTATTACGGATTCTAGATTTATAATCTTCATCGACATAAGGATTGTCTTCTAAAGTGAAATGTAAAGAATAGTAGTTCTTATCACCTGCATCTGCCTTATCAATCCATTGTTTAATCTTATGCTCTGGATGAGAAGGGTTCATTGATGCGAAGCCCATACTATGAGGATTAGATAGACGAGTATCAATCATATCAATGATAGAATCAGGATAAAGAGTCATTTCATCACAATAAACGAGAGAGAATGTCTTACCTTGAAAAACTCCTATCGCGCCCTCATCTTTCGCACCTAATGTTGAGATTGTCTTATCTCTAAATTTTAATTGTCTTTTTCCCGACTGCCATGTACAAAAGGGCCTAAACATGGATAATTGGTCACTTTCTAAAAGTAATCTAATTGCATTATGATAGATTGTATCGGCACTTTTACCTACCATCCATATTTGGGAATCGGGACAATGCTCAACCGCTTGCATAAAGCGGAACAGTGTTCCAACAGTCTTACCGGAACGAACAGAGCCATGAGCTAAGTTCCAGTGAGACGTGGAATTCATAATAAATTCTAATTGTTTGGGTGCTAAAGGAAGTGTCATGCAAATAGATTATTAAAAATTTAATTTTATGAGCAATCATTATATGGAATGGATTGAACTTAAAAAAGAAGGACCAGTAAACGGTGGAAAATATCTCGTTACAGATGGTAAAGAGATTCAAATCATGGACTATTTTGGTAAATACAAAGGATCTGATGATTGGAGTTCAATTATATGCTCCACCCTAAATGTTACACATTGGATGGAACTACCTAAATTACCGAATTAAAACAAAGATATTATATGAGAAATAGAGCCAAATGCAGATTATGCAATTCAATTATTGAAAGCCTTATGGATAAAGACTTTATCACATGTCAATGCTATGAAATCTCCATTAGTGGAGGTAAAGATTCCTTCCACGCACAAGCAAATGACTTTAAAAACTTTCTCAGGATTGATGATGATGACAAAGAAATTGAAGTAACCTATCAGGAAAGCGCAAATGTAAAGCCGCTTGACAATGAAGAATATCCAAAGCCTAGCAAAAAAGAAATGATCTTTATGCTAGAAGAAATGGTAAGAAATATAGAAAAGCTTCCTCCCCATGCAATGCTTGCTCCCATTAATCATTATGATTTTTGTTCGCTCATCATATTGCTTTCTTCTTTATTTAGAGCAGAGGATTGATAACCTTCGATTTGTTCCATCATAGCATCAAATCTCTTTAACACTTCTTCATCGATGGGAATTACATTCTCGGGTTCTTTCTGCTTCAATCTAACTTTACCTAAGTAGGTTAAAAGAGTTGTATCTCCCTTCTTTGTCTTACCTATTGCCTTCTCATATTGAGATAACATTAGTAAAGCTTCGCCTTTTTGGTTCCTCTCAGCGCAATACTGGGAAAAACCGATAGAATATTTTTTAAAAACGCGGTCATAGAATGTCTCAGGATTCATTCCAAAAGTACCAGCAATTTGAACCCCATTGCAACCAGCTTCCAAACATCTATCTACTAAATCCCAATCAATTGGTATCTCTGGTCTAGACATATTATTTAAACACCATCAAAGCCCTTACTTTAATATCATCGGGTTCACCTTGGAATTCTTGCAAAACTTCTTCTACACATTGAATAATGATAGGATCATCTTCACTGAGTGTTACAGGTTCATATATCAAAAACTCTTTTTTAAGAGTACGCTCTTCGTCTTTAATGGTTATGACAAGTTCTATACTCATAATTCATTCGATGGACAAAAAAATGAAATCAAAATATACCTTTTGTATTTTCAAAATAAAAAAGAAACATGTTCATTGATTGGTTTGCTCCGCCAAGTTGGCAATGTTGGAAAAAAGTTAAAAGCATTGAACATTTCAATCATAGAGATTTTAATATTAGCGTTTTTGATTCCTTTTATATCGCAAGAAAGCATATCCATAAAATAAGCAATTTCGTATTAATAATGTTCGCAACTTTTGCAATTGTTGCATTATCTGGATTTATTTCTCTTCCGGCAAGTCAACCACAATTCATACTTTGTTTATGTGGAACAGTGTTATTTTCAACGGTTCCTTTATATGTAAAGCATCGACTCTACCAGATAAAATCACTCGACTCACCATATTATGAAATATTAGAAAAGCTTTGTCCGATGCCAACAGATCAAACGGGATAAAAATCTTCTCTTAATTTATTCATTCCTTCCGAAAGTTCTTTCCCAGTTATTTTATTTTGTTTTTTCAAAGACTGAAGTTTTATTGTTTCTCGATTAAAATCTGCGTCACGTTGTTTTTCAATCCCAGTTTTAAGATGGCGCATACCATTGACGAAATCTTTATCCAATAACTTTATTCCTTCGATATCTTCATCCAAAAGTTTAATCATCGCACTGGCAACTTTCCCTGTAACATCATATGCAGGTTGTAGCATTTCTTTTGTTAAAGGAGATCTGGTCATTGGACTTGTTTCAGATTTTTCTAACCATTTTTCAATTTCTTTTCTTTCAAAGATATGACCTTCTGGACTTCGCACGGGATCTGTAACAATTTGATGGGAAATAGAACAAATATAATCTCTTAGTATAGGATCGTCACTTAAGAAAGGGATTATTTGGCCGCCTAGGAGTTTTCCTTCTTCAGTCTTTTCCCATTGCCGATAATCATAGTAAATTATAGTTGAAGCAATAGCAGTGCCAATGAGACCTCCTACAACGCCGCCAGCCAATACACCAGTCGCAACTCCTGGAGGGCCACCTGGGATTCCACAAAGACCGCCACAAGTAGCTCCAATTACGATACCGGTTCCTGCGCCTGTAAATAATGTTCTATTAACTTTATTGCCATTTTGACCTAGATATTCATATCTTCTTTCACCAGGATTTTTTTTGATTTGATCTCTATAATGTTGGATAATCTCTTGTTTATATAAATCTATTCGAGCTAGCCGGTGAACTTCATTAAATTCCTGTGGATTTATACTCATAAAATTTCTCCTAAATTATCCAAGATCAATAAAATTAACCAATCAAAGTTGCAGATTGAAAAAATGCATCTTCTGGCAATTCCATTTTCTCACCACTTTGCATTTTTGTGGTAAGGATAAAAATTTTTTCTTCCATTTCTTCAATGACTATAAATTTAATAATATATATTCCATCTTCTGGAGCAATAAAATATTTAATTGAAGGAGAAATTTCACTTAATAAACCTCTATTGGTTTGATGGAATTCTTTTTGAAGAAATTCGTAATAATCTCCTCTTTCAGTTAGAGCATCTAAATGATGGCTTAAGAACTCTAATTTCTCAAAAATGTCTTCATCTTCCATCTAACAATCCTTTAAAAATCGTCAAATTTAAAATATTGTTTACCTATTTCTTCATTGTGCTTTTTGCATAGATCAGTAGGATGTCTATTCATTTCTTTTAGCCCAATCCTCTAGTTCTTTTTCTGTCCAATGAAATATCGATTTTTGCAGTATCCCAATGTTTTTTACATGATTCAAACCAAGAATTCATCAAACAGTCCCTACATTGATCAAATCTCTCTAATACTTTTCCTGTTGCCATTTCTTCTAAAATAGTATTGTGCATTTTGCTACACGTGATGCATGGATGAGAAATATTTGATGAATAAGATGGCAATCTTAAAGGTTCTGAAGGTGGTTCTATTCCGCCAAATGGATCATTCATAAACTACACCTAATTATTTTTCTTCTTTCATTTTTTATAAATCAGATTAGGATGTCTACTCATTTCTCTTAGCCCAATCCACTAGTTGTTTTTACGTCCAAAGTCTTTTCTTTATCTAATAATCCCAATTCCTTCATTATCATCTCAGCATCGCTAAATTGAAGTTTAAATTTTCTTTGTAAAAAAGAAATAGACATTTGTTCTCCATTTTCTAAAAACATTTCTAAACATTCATAAGTTAATTTATTACTTTTTTTCAGATTATCTTCGGCTTTCAAATATTGAAGATTTTCTCCACAGTGTTTTCCTCCTTTCGAAAGCGGAATTATATGATCAACATGAAAACCTTCTGGGCAAAACTTATAGAAATTCTTTATGATTTTTAATTCTTCTTTTGTGAGATTTATCAAAGCGTTAAAAATATTAGCCCTTCTTTTAGTCATTGAATTTCTATAAGCTGCTTTTCCATTTTCTGCGTCTAAATATTTTCTAAAATTTTTTTTGCGTTTTTCGTTGTTTTCAATGATTCCAATTTTGACAAATTGATTATTTGTAAAATCCTTAATACTTTTTTTCATTAATCGGTTACGATTAATTTTTTCTTCGTGTTTTTGTTGTCTTTCAATTGCAATATGTGGATTGTCAATTAAAAATTTTATTTTAATACATGCTAGACAGATAAATGGATTGTTTTTTAATCCTTTATCAAATCTTTTATAAAATGAAGCTGAGCCTTCGTTGCTTTTTAAATTGCATCTTAAACATTTTCTTATAGTCATCGTCTGATAATGTACGTAATGTTGTATTGTGAAATAATATAACACCTTCACAATATAACCTAAAGCACTCACGGTTTTTCAAATTCTTTGTGCCTTCACACATAACTTTGAGGCCATCCAATTTTTATTGCTTTTTCATTAAAATGGACAATCATTTTCGCTAGTCATTTTCGCATTGCTGTTAAAATTTAATGGAGAAATTTCTTTAATATTATTTCTTATACAATATTCTTTTATAAGATCGTTAATAGATTCAAGCATTTGACGGTTATGTGATTCCATTTCAAACTGGGCATATTTTAAAAATATCTTTTTATCATCGGTTAATTCTCTGCATAATTGAGGAAGATTGAACCAACGCTTTCCTTCGCTTTCCAAATGGGCAATATTTCTAAAAATAACATTAACAGGTTGGGTAATGGGAACCATTATATCGGCATATCCAATAACTTTATTTTTATTAACAGGTACATAGTCTAAAATTTTAATCATAAAGCCTTATTTATTTCTTTTTTTTCATCATCATTTTATCGCATTTTTTAATCTTGGGATCACGTTCAGTACGATCGATCTCAGTTAATTTAACATTTTTCTTTTCGGCACTTTTCAAAGATTTTACTGCATCCTTTTCGTCGCCTTTCTTCATATCACGTTCCGCAGTTTTCATTTGCTTTGTGACTTTTGCCATTTTCTTATCCACGATATACCTACTTTTTCTTTGGTATCTTAGCGCCCATCTTTTTTGACTCAGAAAGGCCTATTGCTACCATTTGTTTTGGGTTAGTGACTATAGGGCCTTCTTTACTTCCGGAATGCAGTTTGCCCGCTTTAAACTCTTTTCCGACCTTTTCCATTTTATTCTTAACGATGGACTTTAATTTAACCATGACGGCCCTCAAAATAAATTTTCCAAAATAATATTTTATCTTCTTTCGTTAATCTTACACCTTCCCAATGCATTCCATCCCACCAACCAGTTTTTGTTCTTCCATCTGTTTTAATCCATACGAGATCATAGGGCATCGGTCTACAAAAACTTGCATCTACCCATCCCTCAATATCTTTTTTTGCATGACATAAAGAAAATTGATCGGTGCCGATTGTGTAAGGAGCTTCTTTGGTATGCCAAAGATACCCTGTTTTTTTCTCTTTTTTCATATTATTTAAAATTATAATTTAACAGACCGTATACAGTAAAGGTTACACTCATTCCAAGACAAAAAAGTGTGATAAAAATTTCATATTTTTTAACAGGGGATTCCAAAGTTAAATTCGCACGAGTGTAATACGATTTTCTTGATTTTTTCATATTGTTCCTCAGCTTCTTGTTTTGAATCAAAATATCTGACATGTTCCTCCTTTGAATCGTCAACAATTAATTTTAAATACCAAAAATTACCATTTTTTATAGAAATGCCAGTGTAAATCTGCTTTACATGATTGAGATTGATTAACTCTTTCTCCCATTCAATCCACATTTTTCTGCTCCATAATTTTTGCAACAATCGGTGACTTTTTAGAGAACCACGTGGAATCTACAACGTAGATTTCTTCTTTAGAATAATATTTTTTAAATCTTTTAAGTTTCGTTTTACTCTTAGCGTCCATAAAACCCTTAACTTCCACCCAATAATGCGTACCATCCAAACAAGTAACTTTAAAGTCAGGAAGATAACTGCGAGTCCCTCTTTTAATTTCTTCAAACCAAAATGTTTTTGGCTCATGTTCCCACTCGGCAATTATTTTTTTTTCTTTTAAAAGCTGCAAATGTCTTGCATATTCAGCTTCCCACTCGGATCTAAAATATATTCGTCGACCTGAGATTACACGCCACCCTTGCTTCGATAGGTATGTTCTTGGTTTTACACTCTTTTTTTTTGCGCGGTTCGCTTGAATCAGTACTAGCTTTCTCATGCTTCTTCTCTCTAAGCCACTTTATGACACCATTTTTAGGGTAGACAATTCGACGGACTAATTGAAAATAATCAGGGCAATCTTTCATCTTTCTTGCATACTCGGCACTCTGTACAGATCTAAAAATTCCTACAGCTATCAAATCATTTGTTTCACAAATTTCAGGAAGAACATCAATCATTTTTTGTATAAATTCATCGCAGGGGGTCATAAAGACAAATTCCTTTTTTTCAACTCGTTTAAAACTAATTCCTTAAAATTCTTATCGCCAAATTGAATATGGGCTACAGTCATTCCATTAATAAATTCTATGTAATTATAACCCAAACATATGTCATTTCTCTGACTAAACTTTTTATAAATTTCTTTTGCCATTTCTTCATCTAAATTTTGATCTCCACTAATGTTTTTAATCCAACTCATTTCAGCCCAGAGCTTTGCAAAATTCTTTCTAAGACTCTCAGAAGAAAGTACAACATTAGCCCAGCAAAATCCGTTAGCAGAAGGTTTTGATTTCGTGCTGATGAGGTATTCAATCACTTTTCGAATCTCCTCTTCTGTATGACCATCCTTTTCAATCATCAATTCAAAATCTTTAGCCCATTTGGAAGATGAAACGGATTTTATCTTTGGATTAATAGTTTTTAATTTATCTAAAAAGAAAAGTGAGAGACGGACTGACAAGTCCGGTATATCTTCTTCATTGGGATCTTTATTGGGTTCTTCTATATAAGGAGAAGTTTGGCTCTTTTGTGGTGCCTTGTCTGGCGTTTTTGTAATTCCTTGTTTGGCGCTTTCCGCCAAACTAGAAACTTTATTTGAATATAGTAATTCAAAAATTTTTATAGGTATTATTTTAAAAAATCTCTTGGCGGGAATTCCATGTAACTTGGTTTCTAATATTCCAAAATCTTTTAATATTTTTATCGCCGTGTCTTGTTCTCTTCTTGAGAGAGCTAAACGTTCTTCTATAACTTCGCTTAAGTGATAAAACCATTCACATTCTTGATTAATGGTTTCCAATTCATTTCTATTTTTGTGGTATTCGTAACGCTGTATTAATTCACTTAAAAGAATAGCGGCATTCACGCTTCTAAGAGCACGTGCCAATGGCGTATAATAAATTTGATAATGTGCATTATTCAGAAAGGAAAGCATAGAAGTTGGATTCATTTTTCAATCTCCATTACTAAATAAATTTCAGAATTTATCCATTCTTCATTAGCCAGTGCATACCATGAAGTATGATCAAATTTATTCTTATTATAATTTGCTTTCAAAAGATAGCCATGCTGCACTAAAGAGGTTAATGCCCTTTTTATTTGCATATCTGAAAGATACGGCAAAAATTTCTGCATATGGAGAATGGTTTCATACATCCAAGTACGTCCACTAATTTGATTGACACCACGAATTTTATTATTCTTAATCCAAAAAAAAACATGACTAAAGACAAGGCCAGCGTCCGAACTTTTGCATTGTGTGGCTACTGATACATTCATTGTGTGAGATTCAGGACCAAAAAAAGGAGCGTCAACTTCTTGTATTTCTTGAGATAATTTTTCATCTTCGATATGATTATGCACGTTAATATCCTTAGTATGATTTTTTATGTTAATATCCTTAGTATGATTTTTCATGTTAATATCTTCTCTGTGACGTTAATATCGTTTTCCTTGTTAGGCACATACTTCCAGTTTGTGCCTTCTTTTTTTCTCTGATTCATAATAATTTCCTTGTATAAAATTTGATTGTTTTTCAAAATACTCTTAGATTTTAAAGCAAAAGCGCTTGCCACATAACAAAAAGGCTTGTTCCTTACAAAAGGCTTCTTTTAAGGCTTGTTCCTTACAAAAGGCTTCTTTTAAGGCTTGTT